GTGTACAGAAGTTACTTCACCTCTGAATATAGGTTGAACAGTAGCTTCATATGCACTCTTTTCTATTCCAGTTACGGTTGCAATGCCGACAGATCCTTTGACAGAAACTGTAATTGGTGGATAATTAAAGTGATGTGTTCCAGCACCAGTACTGGTTATATCAACATACTGTTCTGTTCTATAAAAGAATGATTTATCATCTGTTGGACCACATTCGGACAACTTAAATTCATCATTATCAACAACAGTTACATAATATTCAGTGGTGTCAGTCAATCCACCAGCGACAGATGAACCTGCAGAATATTTTACAATTTCTCCAGACTTATAATCATGATCAGCGATTAAAATGCTATTTGATGCAGTATTGATTCCGGATGAAATAACCGATCTCTTTTTATTTTCATATCCAAACCCACTATCAACAACATTGATAGAATCTACAACTAATTTCTTATTGGAGCACTCAAGTCTGTGTTTACCAATACCATAGAAAGACAATGTTACGGTATTGATGCCAGCAACTGCATTTCCAAGGGTATCGTGCAGTTTGATGGTTGTTGCATCAATAACTTCTGCAAAATAAGTTGCGTTTGTAGAAAGTCCACCAACCCCTTGCTGAGAATCAGTCTTGTAGACCAATTCTTCGCCATTTCTAAACTTGTGATATGTTGAGAATCCAATTGTTGATAAATTTGCACCTAACTTAACTCTATCGGACTGGGGATCAGAGAAAAATTCTGCAGAGTGTGAAATTAACTTTGTATTTACTAACGCTTTGGCATTTTGTCCGTTTCCGCCATTTATTGATACAGTAGGAACTTCGGTAAAGTCAAATCCTCTCTCAAGAATCTGAAGTTCCCTCAAACTTCCATTAATTGCGAGGAAACCAGTAGCACCAGTTCCAACAGGATCGCTGATATTAAGTTTTGGTGGGTTAATAACGTCAAAACCATTACCTGGAGCAGTTACTTGAACACTTTCTACTTTACCTGCATGGATAATGTCTTTTGACTTATAATTTAAAATCTCAACACCATTAACTAATATACCAGTAGCACCGGGTTTTGTTTCTACTTCAACATTGGTATTAATTGGTGCAGAAATCTCTCTATAGAGTTTTTGGGGTTCTAAACTCTTTAATCTTAAATCATACTGATCTAAGATATTATCAGTGACAGTTGTAGTAGTCTCAATACTAACAAATTGAGAGGAATACAAATTGGCAGGAGATTTTCCTAATTTAATATTATCATGATCGATTCTTTGTACATAATACACTCCTTCACCACCAGTTGCTCCTCCAAACAGTGAGGATGTAATAGTAGTTTCTTCTACAGTTTCTCCATCACCCGCAGCAACGGTGTTTACTACTTTCTGTGGAGTGTAATAGACAGCATCTCCACTATAAAAACCATGATCGGTGATATTTAAAGTTTCTCCAATAAATGTACCACTGAATACCTTAGAAGACTTTGTTGCTACAAGAGGACGGTCTTGATAAGATGGTAAAGAGTTTGCTGCAACTAAAAGTGAGTCTCCATACTGCTTTTTATAAACATTTTGAATATTGGCGTGAAACTTGTTGATTTGTGGGAATGGAGAGGACTTTGCCTTTCTCAAATTCTTCATTAAGGTATAGTCTGCATCAACTACAAGGGTTCCTGCAGTTTTAATTGTTACAACCTTAGAAGAAATAATGTCAGAAACGTCTGCCAAGAATGACTCTTGTCCAGACGCAGAAGTAATTGTTACAATATCTCCAAGTAACAAATAATTATCCTTAGTTAAGGTTAATCTATAAACTCTTGGAGAAACATTATCAATTAACTCAATTTTACTAATTGTATACTTAACTGAGTTGTTGTACAACCAGTTTTTAAATTTAAAGGTATCATCTTCAATTCCAAGAGTTTTTATCTTAAATGCATCTCCTGCTTTATAGTCGAATATTCCATCCTGTTTCGAGAATCCAGACAATACTGGAGTAATACGAACATTAATTTCATCACCAGATGGAACCTGATCTGGTTTTACAGTTGCGAAGTTTTGAGTAGTGACAAAATCACCATCCACCATATCTTCTTTGATATTGGTGCATCCTAAAAATTGATTTAAGGTTTTAGATGTATATGATACGATACCAACGGTAGCAGATACTCCACTTGGATATCTTACATAGATTTCTCCAGAATTTGGAAACCCTACCGTAGAGTCAACGTCAATAAATGTAGATCCTGCCGATACATTTCCAATTACGTGAGTTTTGGGTGCAATCTTAAATGTTCCAACAGTAGAACCTAGAGCTCTAGCATCTCTATTGTATCCATCATCATATGCAAGTCTGTAGAAGGTTCTCCCGACTCCAGCAGATACTTTTTCTACGTCATAAATTGAGGTATAAGTTTCATCATTATCACCTTGAAATATAGTTCTACTTTCTACGTTAGATGGATCGCCATTAATAGGTTCTACTAAAAAATTAGAAGTTACTAAGTTTCTAGCATTCGATGGTGTAAAAAGATTATCTCTTGGTTTTATTACCTCAACATCTACACCATAAAGAGCCTTAAATAAGATTTTGTAAGACTCATCTGTTCCTTTACTGGTGTAAAAGTCTTTTGACTGCTTTATGAAAACATTCTGATTCAGATCTGAAGATAAAGTTCTCTCAGATAACCCTGGAAGCAGTTGTATTTTTGTTTTATTTAAAAATTCTTTTAAAAATAGGCAAGTTAAGTTCTCAATTGATGCCCCAGACTTATGATCCGCAGCAGAAGTAGAACTAAAGACAAGTTCCCCTGGATTTTCGTCCGATTTATACGAAGTTACTCCACTAAAACCTCTAATACATCCAGTAAATGAGGTATTTGTCTTACCAGTATATGAAATTACCTCATCACCGATCTTTAAAAGTCCATAAGAACTAGGAAATAACTCTGTTCCTCTTGGAGATGCTCCAATATCAACATTAATTGTCGTAGCAAACTCATCAATATCGCCATTTAGAACAATTTCATGATTTATTGAAGTTTGTTCGTCAAGTTTTACGTATTGATCAATATTCTGAATCAGATCAACAGGACCGCTTTTATACTCCTGCCCAATATAATACTGTTTTAAGAATTCAGAGATAAGAGGGAACTCATTCTCCACATAAGTTGGGAGTTGGTTCTTTACGATGCTGCTAAACTTAATTCTTGTTTCTGCCATTTTTGTATATCTCTAAATTAGTAACCGCTGCCTGAACCTGATCCCGAAGGTGTTGAGGATCCACCAGAAGATGCTGTAGTTGATCCTGTAGTCGTTCCTGTGAATGAAGTATTGGTTGTTCCAAGGTTTGCAGTAGTCTGAGCGACTTCTACATTTTCGGGTCCACCGACACGAACCAAATTACCTTCTGCATAGGAAGAAGATACGATATAACTTGATGCTGATGGATCAAGTCCGGATGCGATTTCGTCTGATACCATTTCAAACGTACTATTACTAGTATCTAGTTGCAAATAAAGGTCCTGTAATCCGACAACATCATTTGATAATGGGGTTGCCTGTACTTCTATGATCTGTTGACCATCTTTTTCCATACCAGCAATGATATTGACTGCATTGATAGTCACAATTCCATTTACATAGTCAATACTGCCTACATTAGATCTTATGACTGTTGGAGATTGTGATCCAACATTAGGAACAGTAAAGAAGAATAATGAACCCGTAGTTCCATTGGAATTGGGGATGTCTCCTAAGTAAACATTTTCATTTATTCCAGAGACTCTAAATGCAGAAGACTTTATATTATATCCAGCAGAGTTTCTAACATAAAATTGATTTCCAAATCCAATTTGGTATTCGGCAATCGTATTTGGTACAACTCTTAAGTCTCTTCTCATCTTAACAACAGTAATGTTAGATGTGACAGACTCATGACTATCATCAACTATCTTCAAGAACTTACTGTACTTAAATCTAGCCCCATACTTATTTAATTCAGTAGAATTAGCGTATTTTCCTGCATTATTTGATACCATTGATGATACATCAGCAGCAGATGGCGCTAAATTTGTGTTATAATAAATTCTAGAACTAATCTCAATATACAGATACTTAAGATCTAAGATTTCAGGTACAATACCTGCAACTGCATATTTTTTGAGTTTTAATTTAATACTATCCTTAATTAAGTTAGGTAAGAAGTCACCAAACTTTGGTTTAATACTAATAAAGACCTTACCGTACTGAGGAGGAATTAAATCTTCTCCACCAAATACTGAAATAGACTCAGTATCGGGATATATCTTTGATGGAACCAAAGTTTCATAATCGTCTGCGGTTACCGCACGATTTTGAGTAGAATAAACTTTTGGTGCATACTTTCTGACTGCCTCTACTGCTTCAATTGCAGAACCACCTCTAGAAGTGTACTCTGGTGTTAAGAATGATATTCCTTCCGTGACAGTATGTTCGGATCCATCTCTCGTATATGTAATTCTTCCATTAAAAGCAAATTGAGAGTATCCATTACCAGAGTCTCCGTTGCATGTAAGGTAACTGACGGTGATGTAGTTCTGGTCATCTAATTTTTTACCAAAAATACCATCACCGAAGAATATCTCATATCTTTCATCTGCTACTTCTTGTAAGAAGTATACTTTCGAGTCTGAATCGATATTAAACAAACTATCCTGCATTGCATACTTCACTGATGCAGTAGATGCAGAATTGTTTTTGACTGATACTCTGATCAAGTCGGTGTCAATCCCCACATTTGGTAAAATAAACTTCTGTTGAGGATTTCTAGCACTATATGTAAAATTCTTTTCTAGAACAGCACCTTCATATACTGTGATACTATCAAAAGATGCGATGCCATTGACCACAGGAACCGTAATATCATCTAAGATGCAGAATGCACTAGAACTGCCACCAAACGCTCCTGTAGACGCTGCTACGGTCCCCTTACGGAGCGTTAGGGACGCTGGTTTAGGTGTTATGTTAGTTGTATCAACAAAGAATGATACTGCAGATACTGATGCTTTCCTTGATCTAGGAGTATATCCAATATTTCTTGCAAGTGCTATTACATTCTCTCTTAAAGTCGCCGTATCAATAAAAACTTCGTTTGCTACCATGTTAGCATTATACGAAGTAATATACGTATTATATGCTAATACATCTAGAATAGTAGATAGGTTAGAACCTTCAAAGTCATAGTCCGTAAAATTGGAATTTGACTTTAAATATTCTTTGAGTGTTGTTTTAACGTCCTCAAAGTCTAGATTTGTAAAATTTACTAGTGGCATTTTACCTGGTTGGTTGCAATACGAATTCTAATTGTTGTGGTGGAAGATCAGCACCTATAATGTCATATGTAATAACAACATCGAATGCATTGCCATCTATATTAGCAAATGCCTCAACAGAGGTAAGTCTAACTCTAGGTTCATTCCTATTGATAGATTCTTCTATCTGAGTTTGGATCTCAATCGCTGTTAAATCATCAGCATTCTCAAAAAGTGAGTCTGTAATACGAGATCCGAATCTTGGATTGAAAAATTTCTCTCCAGGATTCGTAAATACGATATTTTTTACTGATCTAGCGATTGCATTTTCATTTTTTAAGGCAATCAAGTCTTTTGTCAGAGGATTACTCTGAAAAGACATACTAATATCCTTAAATCCTTGACTTACCCTTTCTAAAGGCACAACAATACGGCAATTATGTATTATTTATCAAGGATTTTAAGTATTTTTCACTCGTAAAGAGGTTCAGGATTGGTCTGATTCTCAAAAATCTCAGTTTCTTTCTTTTTATCGCGTTTTTTTGGCGTCAAATCATCATTTGCGATCTCACGAAGCATTTTTTGGTGCTGATCATTGGCAAGATTGTCTAAAAAATCGTTCATTTTTCTAAAATTCGGCAATTGGTGGGTTTTCTTCGCTATTTTTACGCTCTTTTGCAGTTTTCCAGAAATAATTTTCGTCATTTCCGAGTCCATCGCGGTCATGACCGTTCTCAACTTGGTAATAAACCGTCGAAACCTTAAAATCTGGGATCTTGGGTTCTTCAGGAGTCAATGAATTGTCGAAAATACGTGTCCTATTGTTAGGATACAGTGCAAACTGCCCATTATCTAGTTCAATTAGGTTATGAGACTTGTGTTCTGATGGATTTTCCGATGTTGCATAGTCCACCGCATCAGGATCTTGGTGATAATTATCAATTGTGCAGATATATGTGCCCGTTTGTGGTCCATAATCCCTTGTATAACACTCATAGTGCATACTACCAATGAATTGTTTCTGTACTACAGTGACACCATAGTCCATACAATTCCAGAATTGGAGATTATGTAACTCCATATCAGGTGTTGGTAGTTCAGGAGACGAGACAAACGCGCTGATAGGCAATTTATCATACATTGCCGCATATTCTGGTAAGTAGGTTTCAAAATAAAAAGCACGTCCAGGTATCGACTTAACCGATACCCAAACGCCCTTTACAAATTCACCATGACCAGATTGATGATCAGTGAGATATTCTTTTCTTACCCATACCTCATAAGAAGGTAGATTAGCAATCAAGCAAGGCATACAAAAGTTTACAACTACTTTTATATATTACTTACCTTGCCCCCGATACTTCTTCTTTGCTTTATTACGAGAAGTCGCGGATCTCAAAGTATACTGCGAGTTTCCTTGCCGAGTTTTCTTCGGTTTGCCCTTAACATAACCGCCGCCTTTCATCATTGACATAATAGTTTAACCTCAAATTACGCGAGTTTTTTCGTGACCGACCCTGATACGAGGATCGCACCAGATCTCAAATCCTTCTTCTTTTGCATCGAGACAGAACGATACATCCTCTCCACACATGTCCTGAACATCGCCACTCTCAAAGACTTGCATCTTAGGAGCAAACCAAGGATACTCAAGATTCTCAAACACACCCTTCTTAATGAGCACCCATCCAAAACCTGTGTAGTCTACAGTGAATGGCTTACGCCGCTTACTGATAGATTCCACTGTTTCGTGGTTCATTACTCCACCATTACTACGGAAGTCATCTTCTTCCAACCAGTGTGCAACAGAGGTAGTCTGTCCATCTTCAGTGGCATACCATCCACTAACAATCTCCTTCTCATTACCTTCTGCATCAATTGCCATATCACAGAGTTGCCAGAACTTCTCTGTAGAAAAGACAATATCACTGTCAATCCACAGTTGGTAATCATACTGTAACTTACCATCCCAGGGAACTTGCTTGGGTCCACGAAGTACATTTGCTCCAAGACACTTACAACGTGCAAAGTTCACCATAGAACTATAGTCTTGACTAATCTGAATACTCATACCGTTCTGTACCATATCAAAGCACAGTTGTACAAAGTTCTTCAGAAAGGTAAAAGAACATCCACGTCCTGGAAGGCAAAACACAATGGTCTTACCTTTCATCCTCTCCTTAATTGATGCAATGTCCCACTCCTCCTTCTTACTAGGAGTAGGCGTCTTTGCCTTTACAGTAAATCCTTTTGCCATAAGTCTTAGAAACTTCAGTTCAATTCTATCAGGTTATATGTAGACTGTCAATATGAATCTTCGCCCAGTGGTTCTGCCGTAGTACCCGAACAATATCCATGGGCGCGAATGCACTCCTCATATGACAAATCCTCAAGAGTATAATCAGTCTTCATTAGACCAACCATTCCCTTGAGGGTTTCCCATGTATTATTAAATTCTTCCTTACTTAGATTATTATACAAACACTCTTCTTTTGCGTAGATGTGATAAACCTTTTCCATAAAAATTTTTTGCGCGGAATTTTTTTTCCAATTATGAATTTGACTTTCGCATTATATATCGAGGTCG